GGCATTACCAGTGGCACCAAATAGACCAGAAGAACTATTACCTTCTTCGATACACCATCTTTCTTGGTTTTCTAATAGCATCGCAGTTGTCTTGTAGACATGCTCGTTTTGAATGGCTGGGATAGAATTACTTTCGTAATCTAGAACCTTAGCCCATTTTTTGACAAGCCCTTGAATTTTGCTTTCGTTACCAGTTTGTGGAATGTTATTCATATAATTTTCTTTCTATATTTGTTCAGGCTGTTAAGCCTCATAGTCGTTGTGAGATTTTATCGCTTGGTTCCCCAAGTTTTTGAAAGCTCATCGATATACATGTCACCATGGCTATCGTCATTATTATTTAGTGATTCTTCTACAATTTTTTGTGTTGGAATCACATCGGGCTTGACAGACCGATTTTTGATTGCCTCTTCTTTGAGAGTTTCGAGTTTTTGTTTCTCTTGTCTTTCAAAAAGTCTGACAGTATAATCAAAGTTTTCTTTAATAAATTCAGGAGATTTGTCCTGTAAAGCTTTCCTAACGAAAGTCTTTTGAGATTCTGTAAGTTTGGAGGTTTTCTCTTCAAGTAAAGATTTAACTTCTAGTTTTCTATAATTTTCACTCAAAACATTCAACTTATTGGTAAGTTCAACATTTTCGTTTTCGAGTTTGGTCATTTTTGATTTCCCATCTAAAACAGCACCTTTGATAGAATCGTTCATGAGGGCGAGGTCCACTCCTAGAACAGAACGGATATTTTCCAACACATTGTAAGCGGATTTGTTTTTTACAGCTTGGGCCAAGTCTAAAGCGTCTACGCTTTCGGAAATATATTCATCGATAAATTGACCAATACTTTCAACCAATTGCTTTCTAAATACAACGGCGTTTTTACCAATATCGTTCTTAATCTTTCGCTCATAAAGCTTTACGATCTTGGCGAGTTTTGATGCGTTATTATTATTAACAGCTTCAACCACCTTTTTCATTTTCTCGGTTCGATCCTTATCCAAGGTATTGATTAAAGTTTTTAATTTTTCAGCATATTGGTCGTCTTGCTGAATCAATGCAGACTCAACCGCCAATTCAACCTTTGCGTCAAATGCTTCTTGGATAGCTGATAAGGTTTCCTCGGTAAGAATACCTTGAACATCTTCAGAAAATAAATTTTTAAGACTCATAGTTATATTTAGTTATATTTATTAAAATAATGGAGTTTTTAACTCAGATTTGATTTTTTCCGACATTTTAGAATTAACTATAGTTTTCAGACATTCATCAGCCTTCGTATAATCCTTTAAGAACACTGCGTCTATAAAGGTTTGAATCAGGGCAGACTCCGTGAATTTTTCCTTCCTCTCATAAGAACCCCTACCTTTTTTCGGTTTTTCCACCTTAGTTGGTGGTGCGAATTTTTTGCGTTCCTTTACCTTTGGTCCAGTCATAGTAATTTTTCCACTCTTTTGCATTTGTTTTGAAAGAGATTGTTCGTCTTCTTCACCCTCCTTTTTGAGAAATTTCTTTATCTCTTTTTTAGGCATGTCCTTTGCCACCTTTTTGGCTTTTCCAGAGACTTTCTCTTGTCCCTTTTTAGCGCCCATGACAGCACCAAAGAATTTCTTTTGTTTTTCAGTTTTAGATGGCATGATATTATTTAACTCAAACTATTTATAAAACGTATTACTTGTTCTCTCAAATATACATCCGCATCCTTTCTAGGTATTTTAGCTATACCCTTATCAAATTTATTATAAGATTCTTCGAATTTTCCGTTATCTCCTATGACAAATTCTCTAGATTCTAAAATACCATTGACAAATGCTGTGGGGAAACTTGGGTCTGCAACCATATCCCAAGCTACAATATGAAGATTTCTTACGATGTTGTGATCTGTCGATTCCTCTAAAGTCCCGAGACTTCTAGTAGAAACACCAAGCGAAACCCCCTGATTTATAAGACCTCTGACCAAATTACCTATTGGAAGACCTTCACCAGATAAAATTTTGGATTTACCATACCAAGTCCCATTATCCTCAGTTAGTTGAGTCACCATATGACAAGCGCGTTCTGGATTAACCTCCGCTGTTTGTGAGTGATTTAATTCTCCCATGGATCTATTGGTTTTAACCATTTCGTTGATATATCTATCAATATCTCGATCCAATTCCTCTTTTGGATAAACCCTTTTGTTTTTATTCTTTGCAATGCCCGTATATGGACCTTGAATATACAAAGAACTTCCAGTCCCTAATTTATTCTGTTCTTCAATGACTTCCATACCATCAAAGATATTTTGGTCGGGATACATCAATTTGAGTCTGATCATATATTATTATTTATAGTATTATGTTAAAAAATCTAATTTTACTGGGGTGAATCCATCTTTTTTGCTATGTGCCAGTAATAAAAACTCCATGTCATTATCTTCGCAGTATTTCATCGCATATTTCCATTTGGCATTATTTGTAACCCATGTGCATTGCTCGATCAATAAAGCGGCCTTTTTCTTTTTTCCATTATTATCTGGTTTCTTGGTTTCTTTATAATCTTTTAATTCTATAAGATATTTTTTGAGATTGCCGTTTTCTAAAATTTCAACATAATTATCAGTAAAATATAAACGATTTTTCTTTTTGATTGGGTCATAATATTTGACCGTAACTCCCTCGCTAGACCACCGAACAACCTTTTCGTTAAAGTCCAACCACTTCATAAATTCCAGTTCTATACCCGATCTGTATATTGGAACATCATATCCAATCAACTTCTCAGGATTTTTGGGGTGATAATATCCTTGATTATATTTCTTGTTTCTCTGTAACCCTAGACTCATATTATAAATTATTAATTCTATTTTTTAGATCGTTGTATATAAACTCGTGACCATACCACGGACCTTCCCCCCACTGACCTCTAAATGTGTGTGTAAGAACTTTCCATTCTTTATTTTCCCACACAAACCATGGCATTCCTGAATCACCAGCTATCAATAAATTTCCCCAACGCTTTTTACCACGAATATATGCGAATTTATCATCACATCTTACTTGAGCAATGCTGTCTTTATCATCCTGATCTATAGTTAGTGCTTTGGTTGCATATACATCAGGATTTGTGCTTATATCATATCCTTTGATAGATTTGGGCAATGGTTTGTCTAATTTACATATAGCGATATCTCCACCGTCATAATAGTCAATACAATCAGTTTTACCATCCAATTTGAATGGTTCTTTATTAATCTCTATAATAGTTCTTGTATATTTCTTCCCATTTTTATCTGTTACAAATATCTTATTATTTGGTTCAGATGTAGTTGGATTGGAATGTTTGCAAACAATAATTATATTCTTAGGTTCAACATTAACAACCCATCCTTTAATCCATCCATTTCCTTCAACTGGATGATCAGATTTTACAATTCCAGTTTTATCTAATGTTTTAGAACTTGGTAATTCCTTCCACGGATTAACAAATGTTGATATAATTTTTTTAAACGGGTTCATTATCTTGCGGTGTTTCTATAACAGGTTCTTCGCTTGGTAGTTGTTCTTCAATAACGATAGGTTCAGGAGCAGGCGGATAAACCAAAGAAACTACACCATCTACAATAGTAAATTCTCTACCAAGAACTGAAATCGCTTTTAATCCAGATGCATGAGTTCGATCTTGAATTTGGTTTAGGTTCACTGCGCTGAAATTGTGATCATCAAACAATTCCATCATTGTATTGGTGTCATATAAACGCTGCAAGACCGCAACCAAACGATCATCTGGTAATTTCCATAGAGCATCGTATGCCAAATTGAGAGTAAAGATCGCGGAATTAATGGCATTTGAGAACGTCGCTGCCGCGTCTTCGATTGCTTGAATGTCTTTTTCGGTTTGTGTTTTTGGGATTATGTTCATTTTCAGATTATTGGGTTGATTGCTTGTCGTATAAATCTCACGTCACTAAATGATTCACTCCCGGTCCATACATTCGGCCAATTGTTGGTTAATTGAAACAAGAAGCAACAATCTTTGTTGTCCATTGTTGTCGGTGGACTTGCCATTGTTGCGGATGCTCCTAATACAAAAGTAAATGGTTGTGTTGAATAACCAGTGTATGGCCAAAATCCAAGATACACCGATAAAGTTGTTCCTGTCCATACTACACAGACTTTTCTCTTTCTGTTTGCGGTATCTAAGAATCCCGATGGCAGGGCAATTGCTCCACTAGAAACTGAAGTCCCGCCCGCAGCATTGATTTGAGCTTCGATTGTGTTAAATTCATGGGAAATTTTAACAGCTAAACACTTATGACTAGCTGATAATGGAACTGTTGCTTGTGCTAATCCATATGTCCACCATTGATTAACAGGATATGCAGATCCCGTTGTTGTGTTTGTATCATACTCCCAAAACATTGTGAACGGGTCCGCGAATCTATTCGGCTCTCCTGATCCGTTCGGATAGTTCAATTGAAGTGAATTTAAAATAAATCCCTGTAAGTATCCTGTTAATGAACCAGCATTCCA